TGGCTTTCTGCTGTAGCAAATGCCACACAAGGAAAACTAAGTGGGAACAAATTTATTATGGAACTGGTTACGGAAATAAAACTAAAAATGTAATCCCCATAAAAAATGTAAAAGATGTGCCTGACTTTCAAAAAAATGAACGATAATTTTTAACAACCCTCCCCCCTATACTTATACTAGGAAAAGCACACACATAGGTATCGTCTTGCGTGAAAACCCAATTTTGAAAATTTTTATATAGGGGGGGTCAAAACACTAAAAGAAAGGAGAAAAAATGACAGCTAAGAAGTTCAAAGACAGTAATGACGGGAAGTTGTCCTATCGTGCGCCTAAACACCTTTCTCCTCTCGCAAGTGCTTGTTGGCGTAAAACTGTTCCCTTTCTTGAGGAACAAAAGCCAGTTGATAAGATTGATTCATTTTTAGTTGAAATGTACTGTACTCAGTATGAAATTTATAGAAATTCATACGAACATCTTAAAAAACATGGTGAGGTTCAAGAAATTTATAAACCAGTTCAAGATATGACTGGTGAAATTATTGACAGACAATTTCAAGGTTTCAAACGTAATCCAATGACTCAAATTTACTCAGATGCAATAAAAAATTTAACAAAGATTGGTTCTGAGTTAGGTTTATCTCCAAAATCACGTTCAGAATTGATGGAACTTAATATGCAAACAAATGAAAATGAAGATGATGGAATGGGGGATTTCTTCGATGAAGATTGATTTAACTCAAACCCATGATGTTATCGGTACATATCATTCGCTAAATTATGAAGATATTAGAGAAGAATTTCAAGACCCTGCTACAAAATATGCTTTTGATGTCTTAGATGAAAAGTACACAACAGGATATTTAATGAAATTAGCATGTTTTAGGCATTTACAGGACTTAAAAAGGATAGGAAATGAAGATTTTCCTTTTAATTACGAAGTAAAACATGTAAAAAGGTTAATGAAGTTCTCTAAAATGGCTCCAAACGTCGATACTATGGAACCGACTAAATTAATGGAGTGGCAGAAGTTTATGTTGTCTCTACTAATAGGTTGGAGGAATAAAGAAGGTGGAAAACGTTTCAGTCGCGCAATTATTTCTGGAGGGCGTGGTCAAGGGAAAACTTATATGTTAGCCATATTAATGGCTTATTCATTTTTTGTAGAAAGTCGTGGTTTAAGTAACCAGGACTTTTTAGTTTCTTCAATTAATGCTAAACAAACAGGTAAATTATATGGCTATTTAAAATCAATGATTAATGTTCTCAGAACTATTAATCCATGGAAAAATATAGCTGATAAAACCGACCTAAGCTTACAAGCTGACAAAATTATTATGAGGAATCATAATAATGTCATTCGTCCAATCTCTCATGAAGCTGGACAATATGATTCATATCACTTTACAACAGCTATCTTTGATGAAATAGGCGAAGTAAAAAGCCGTGAGAAGATTTCTAAGATTGTATCAGGGCAAGTTAAAGTTCCTAACCGTCAATTTGTTCAAATTTCAACAGCATATCCTGACCCTACAGTTCCCTTTCATGAAGATGAGAAGATGCTGCAACAAGCAATGGAACAAGACTTTTTAAGAGATGCTGATACTTATCTATGTTTAATTTGGAGTAATGATAGTTTAGATGAAACTTATAAGCCTGATACTTGGGTTAAATCAAACCCTTTATTAGATTTAGCTTCAGAACATGATAATCTCATGCAAGGACTACTTGATAAGCGTGATAATGATGTACTTACTGGTGCTGTTCATGACTTCCAATGTAAAAATCTTAATATGTGGCTTTCATCAGATATAGACAGTTATTTAAACCTAGCAGATGTTGAAAAAGCGATTGTTCCTGAATTTAATATCTATGGTCAACGCTGTTATGTTGGTGTTGACTATTCTATGTCATCAGATAATACGGCAATTGCTTTTATTTATCCTTATGTAAGTGAAGAAGGGCAAGCGAAATGGCACGTTGAACAACATTCGTTTATTCCTTTTCAAGCTGCAGGCTCAATTGAAGCCAAAGAAAAACAAGATGGTATTAACTATAGAGAACTTGAAACTAAAGGGTTCTGTACAATTACAAGCCATCAACAAGGATTAATCAACGATGATGAGGTTTATGAATGGATAACAAGATATGTTGAGGAAAATGCTCTTGATGTCTTGTTTTTTGGTTATGATTCTATGGGAGTAACTAAAGTTATTCAAATGTTGCTTAATAATACTGGTTTCAATCTACAACCTATAAAGCAATGGACTAGTGAATTGATGAACCCTACTAAATTCTTGCAAAAGATATTTGTGGAAGGGACAGTTAGCCGACTAGATGACAAAATAATGGAAAAAGCATTATTAAATGCCGTTCTACGCTCAGACTCAGTTGGGATTCAAGTAGATAAGCGAAAAGCTACACTTAAAATTGACGTTGTTGATGCAATTATAGATGCTCTATATCAAGGTATGAATCATTTTGAAGATTATGGTATGGCAAATGATAGGAGTTGGCAAGTTGAGCATATGACACCAGAACAAGTAAAAGAATGGGTTACTAGCCAAGAATCTGGCTTATTAGACCTTGATGATGAAATAGATGATGATTGGGGATTCGATGAAGATTTTTAAAAACTTATTTTCTTTAATTTGGAAAATATTTGATGTATTGATGTTTATTGGTTTTGCAGTAACCATAACAGTGACAATGTTTATGTGGAATATAACAGCTGGTGGCGTTGCTTTATCAGTTGTTTTTATTTTAGCAGGATTAATTTCCGAGTTTATAGAAAAGAAGGGAGGTGATTGATTTTGCCAATATTAAATTTTATCAACCAAACAAATGATCCGCCAGAAGTTGGTAGTGTTCAAAGCTATTTTCCAGATGGAAATGATGCTCAAATAATGGAAAGTTTGCTTGGTGATAATAATGAATGGGTTTCAGCTCGTGCAGCATTAAGAAATTCAGACTTATTTTCTATTATCTTGCAACTATCTAGTGATTTAGCAATAGTTAAAATCAATGCTGAAAAGAAAAAGAATCAAGGAATCATTGATAATCCAAGCACCAATGCTAATAAACATGGTTTTTGGCAATCAATGTTTGCACAGCTGCTTTTAGGAGGTGAAGCATTCGCTTATCGTTGGAGAAATGCTAATGGCGCTGATATGAAATGGGAATATTTAAGGCCATCTCAAGTAAATACTTATTATTTCGAGTATGAAAACGGAATGTATTATAACATCACTTTTGATAACCCTAAGATAGAGCCTATTTTACAAGCTCCACAGAGCGATTTGATTCATATGAAACTACTATCAATTGATGGTGGTAAAACTGGAATTAGTCCACTTTACTCTTTGAGGCGTGAATCAAAAATCCAAAGAGCCTCTGATAGATTAACAATTAGTTCATTGAATAGTTCATTAAATGTTCCTGGTGTACTTACTGTTAAAGGTGGTGGGCTTCTTAGTGATAAAGATAAAGCATCTCGTTCTCGTTCGTTTATGAAACGTTCAAGAAGTGGTGGTCCTGTAGTATTAGATGACCTTGAAGAATTTACTGCGCTAGAAATTAAATCAAATGTAGCTCAATTATTATCACAAACAGATTGGACTTCTAAGCAATATGCCAAAGTATATGGGCTTCCTGACAGCTATATTGGTGGACAAGGTGACCAACAATCCTCAATTCAACAAATAAGTGGAATGTACGCAAGTGCATTAAATCGCTATTTAAGACCTGCTATAAGTGAATTGGAGTATAAGTTAAGCGACCACATAAGCGTTAACATGAGACCAGCTATTGACCCTCTTGGTGATAATTACTTATCTACTATTAGTACTGCTACAAGATGGGGTGCATTGGCTGAAAATCAAGCTACATTTGTCTTGCAAGAAGCAGGATATATTCCTAAAGACCTACCGGCTCCTGAAAATACAAATAAAAAGACAACTGGCCAAAGTAATGAGCCAGTACCATAGGAAAGGAGGTGGTCATGGTGATTATTCTTAGAAAGGAGGTAAATGATGACAGTAATCGACATTAAAGGAGATGTAGTTGATAATAGTTACGGAATGATGTATGACTGGTTTGGAATCGATTATACAAGTCCATCTAAAGTTAATGATGCCTTAGTAAATGCTGATGATGAAGAAATTGTTTTAAATATCGCTTCTAATGGCGGAGATGTATTTGCGGCTTCTGAGATTTATACTGCTATTAAGATGAATGGTAAACCTGTAACTGTAAATATTCAAGGGTTGGCAGCATCTGCAGCTTCAGTAATTGCAATGGCTGGAGATACGGTAAATATCTCTCCTACAGCCCAATTGATGATTCATAAGGCTATGAGTGGTAGCCAAGGAAATGCTGACGATTTTGAGCAAGAAGCTAAAGTTTTAAATGGCGTTGACCAATCTATTGCTGCAGCTTATGAATTAAAAACTGGTATGAAACAATCTGACTTATTGCAGTTGATGTCTAACGAAACATGGATGACAGCTCAAGATGCAGTTGATAAAGGATTTGCAGATAATATTATGTTTGTAGATGCTAATAAACCAGTATTTTCTAACTCAATCGGCAATATTCCAACTGCTGATAAACTTAATGAATTTATGAATTTCATGAATTTCAAAAATCGGAATAACCCTCCGAAAGAAGAACCAATTATAGAAAACAAACAAGCCGATTTACGTTCTCGTAAGTTGGCTATTTTATTAGAAAAATAAAGGAGACTCAAATGGGAGTTAAATTAACAGTAAATCAATTGAACGAAGCATGGATTGCTTCAGGAGATAAAGTCACAGACTTTAATGACCAAATCAACATGGCTCTTAATGATGATAATTTTTCAGCAGAGGCTATGTCAGAATTAAAAAATAAACGTGATAATGAAAAAGTTCGCCGTGACGCATTGAGAGAACAACTTGTTGAAGCTCAAGCTGAGCAAGTAGTTAATATGCGTGAAGAAGATAAATCACCACTTGCTGAAAAAGAAAATAACCTTAAAGACCAATTTGTTTCAGATTTCGTAAATATGGTTCGTAATCCTATGGCATTTCTCAATACTGTTTCATCTAAAACTGAAACTAGCGGAAGTGATAGCGCTGCTGGACTTACTATTCCGCAAGATATCCGTACTATGATTAACACATTGGTTCGCCAATATGACTCGCTACAACAATATGTACGTGTTGAGAGTGTTTCTACTTCAAACGGTAGTCGTGTATACGAAAAATGGACTGATGTTACTCCGTTGACCAGAATGGATACAGAAGATGGAAAAATTCCTGATCTTGATAACCCACGTTTGACAATCATCAAATACTTGATTGGTCGCTATGCAGGTATTATCACAGCTACAAACTCTTTGCTTAAAGATACTGCTGAAAATATTCTTGCTTGGTTATCTTCTTGGATTGCTAAGAAGGTAGTTGTTTCTCGCAATAAAGAAATTATTGCAGCAATGGGTACAGTTCCTAAAAAACCAACAATCGCTAACTTTGACGATGTTATTACTATGATTAATACAGCAGTTGATCCTGCGATTAGCGCTACTTCAAGTCTTTTGACTAACCAGTCAGGGTTGAATAAACTTGCTTTGGTTAAGACTGCTGAAGGTAAATATTTGCTCGAACCAGACCCAACAAAACCTAATTCATATCTAATTAAAGGTAAACGGGTAATAGTAATTGCTGATCGCTGGCTTCCAAATACTGGATCAACAGTTTATCCACTTTACTATGGAGATATGTCACAAGCTATTACATTGTTTGACCGTGAAAACATGTCATTGCTTCCAACAAATATTGGTGCTGGTGCATTTGAAACTGATACTACTAAAATTCGTGTAATCGATCGCTTCGATGTTAAAACTACTGACTCAGAAGCTTTAGTTGCTGGTTCATTTACTGCAATTGCAAACCAAGTGCAAGGCAAGTAGGTAATTTTAGCAGTAAAGGAGGCACTTTATGACAGTAACTGTTGATGACTTACTAGATCAGTTATCAGAAGATGATGATCGCAAACCACAACTTCAAATTTATTTTGATACAGCAA